AGAGTGGACAGACTTAAAGCCATTGGCAACGGACAAGTTCCACAAGTGGTCGCAGCAGTCTGGAGGAAATTAAGTGAATCACTATGAAGCAAACAGAATTCTTGATCGGGTCAGAGAAGGCCAGCAATTTAGCGAGTTTGTCATCACAAGAGCGCTTGAACTTACGGGAGACTATGAAACAAACGGAAAGCAGGGAATGGATAGCCCGTTACCGCAAGAAAGCGCTAGAGGAAGGACGGGGGGAAGCCCAATATTGGTGGCAACAGACTCTAGCCGACATAGCCAAGAAACGTGGTCAAGCGGCTGCCGATGACTTACGCCAACGCATGAACGAACAGAAAGACAAAAAATGATCCAAATAATGTTCACGGTGTACGGTGAGCCAGTAGCTAAAGGCAGACCAAGGTTTTCGACAAGGGGCAAATTTCCCGTTGCTTACACACCTGAAAAAACAAAAGCCTTTGAATTTGAAGTTGGGATGATGGCTTTAGCCGCAATGGGTGGCTCAAAGCCCTTAGAAGGGGCATTAGAGGCGTTTATTTACGTTACCTTTGCCGTTCCTGAGTCTTACTCAAAAAAACGCACTGAGGCTTGTTTAAGCGATTTTGAAAAACACACCAAAAAGCCCGATTTAGATAACGTGGTCAAAGCAATATGCGATGGCATGGACAAAATTGTCTTTTTATCGGATTCGCAAATTACATCCATTCACGCCACAAAGGTTTATGGTGAAGTGGCTAAAGTTGAAGTAATGATGAGGCAAGCATGAACATAACCCTTTATTCACCCCAACAAGCCCACACCGTTTTAAAAGACCTGTGGCCTAAGATTAAAGAAACTCTGCAAGCGGGCAAAAAATTACGTTTAGAAGTTAAACAATCCACTCGCAGTTCAGACCAAAACGCCATGTTTCACAGTTTGATTGATTTGGTTGCCAAACAAATGAAGGCAGCGGGGTCAGCTTGGTCATCAGACGATTGGAAACGCCTTTTAATTGACCAATGGGCGCATGAGACAGGGCGCAAGATTGGCAAGGTTGCCCCGAGCTTAGACGGTGAGAGGGTTGTGCAGCTTGGCCTACAAAGCCACAAATTCACCGTGGAAGAAGGCTCAGAGTTTATTGAGTGGTTAATGGCTTGGATGGCAGACAAAGGAATTGAAACATGATTCACTATCACGGTACACCAATCAGCCCCATTAAAGCCATTGAAACAATGGGCGGCAAACACTTTTGCGTTTCTTATGCCCGTCCCGATGATCTTAAAAGATGTTTGCGTCTGGGCCAGTCTTTAATGTTAGACAACGGTGCATTTAGTGCCAAAACACGGGGATTACCTTTTGACATAAATGGATTTTATGAATGGGTTGAGCCATTGTTGGCACACCCACATTGGGCGGTTGTTCCTGATGTGATAGATGGCACAGTTGAACAACAAAAAGAAATGGTTAAAACTTGGCCTTTTCGCAAAGAATTTGGAATTCCTGTTTGGCATTTGGGTATGCCAATTTCGTATCTTTTGGAATTATCAGATACATGGGGAAAAGTTTGTTTTGGGTCAAGTGGCGAGTATTGGCAAATTGGAACGCCCAAATGGTCAGGAAAAATGGACGAGGCTTTTAATGTTCTGACCAAAACTTTTGGAAAACTGCCTTGGATTCATGGTTTGCGGATGCTTGGTTTGTCGTCTGGCCCGTGGCCTTTAGCTAGCGCAGATTCAACCAATGTTGCATTGCACCATGCAGAAGGTGTTATTTGTGCGGGTTGTATGGCAAAAAGGATTGATTCAACAAACCCCCCAAGTCTTTGGGAACAAAAACCTTTACAGGAAACATTTTTATGATTTTGGCTTTAATTACTTATGCCGTAGCAATGACTTTGGCAAATTTATTGGTGGCAACATTTGGCCCGTCAATTAGCCCAATAAACGCATTTTTCTTTATTGGACTAGATTTGACGTTGAGGGATTGGCTTCATGTTCGCCTTAAAACATGGCAAATGGGCGGCTTAATTGTAGGAACAGGGGCATTAACTTACTTGTTAAACCCTGCTGCTGGCATGATTGCCGTTGCTTCTGCTGTGTCTTTTTTAATGGCGGCTTTGGTAGATTGGGCAGTATTTGTAAAAACCACAGGATCGTGGATTAAACGTGCCAATTTGTCTAACACGGCTGGCGCTGCGGTTGATTCTGTTTTGTTTCCCACAATAGCATTTGGCGTTTTGATGCCTGAAATTGTGATTCTTCAGTTTGCTGCCAAAGTTATTGGTGGTGGTGTTTGGTCTTATATCTTTAAAAAATATGATGTGTCCCGTTTGTAAAACCCGCCATAACAAAGTCTTAGATACTAGGGCAAACCCTAAATTTATCCTAAGAAGGCGAATTTGCGCCAATGGACACAAATACTTAACCAGAGAATATGCAATAACCGATGACGCAATACCTGAAACACCAGTATGTGAGAAGCCAGAAACTCCTAAAGCTAGTGGCGGGTCTTTCTTGTCAAAGCTGTGGCATAGATAACGGAGTCCAGGCCGCACACAGTAATTGGGGCGGTGGCAAGGGACGGGGCATCAAGGCCGATGACAACTTAGTGGCTGCGCTGTGCCTGGCTTGTCATTACGAAATTGACCAAGGGGCGCATTTATCTAAAGACGAGCGCAAAGAAATGTGGCTAAAAGCCCACAAAGCAACAATTGAGGCACTCAGAGACCGTTGGCCTACCGAAGTGCCAATCCCCTCAATAAGAGCGCATATTGGGTAGCGGTGCGTCTTTTTGTGAGCCGCCATGAGCCTTTTCCATGCTTTGTGCTTCATGGTGCTTTAGTTCTTTTTCCACTGCGGCAATGCGGGCAAGTTCTGAACGGTGGTCAGAGGCTTTTTCGTAGTGCATACCCTCTTTAGAAGGTTTGTTTGAGCGTGTAATAACAAATTTTGTAGCCATGATAAATTCCTGTTAAAATGGTGGTTGACATTGTGCCACATTGGACATAAAGTCAAAACCATAAATTCTTTGCAAGGAAAATATCATGGGTAAAATGGACACAACAATGGCTAAAAGCACAACTGGTGCAACACCTCCCAAGGGTGCAACATCGTCTGACCGTTCAGGCGAGCGCATGGAAAAAATGCGTGGTGGTGTAGCTATGGGTAAAGAAGACAAAATGGGCGCTGACAAACAGTTCAACACTGGTCGCACCGAAGGTATTTGCTACACAAAAGAGAAATCTGAGTACCGTTAAATAGCGAAACCCAAAGAGTCATGCAGGACTCAATGGGCTTCTAGGCACAACAAATAAAGGAGATTTGCCATGCTTAAGCAGAATTGTAAGGCTTGTGTTTACTTTAACGACATAGGTCAAATGGGGCAGTGCAGACGCTACCCCACTTACCAAAACCGACACTACACGGAGTGGTGCGGTGAATTTGAGTTAGTTGCCATCCCTGAGACAGAGGATGTTTTACCCGTCCTAGAGGCGGGTACTTTTTCTCCCAAGAAGCGTGGCAGACCCGCAAAGGTGGCAGTATGAACTTGCAACCTTTGAAAGACAAAATACTTGTGCGTCCCGAAAAACGCACGTTAAGCGAGACATTGATCATCCAATCGGCAGAAGCAGATAGCCGTGGGGTGGTGGTTGCGGTAGGGCCAGAGGCAGAGGCTGAAGGCTTAAATGTTGGTGATCGCATCACATTTGGTACATTTGCCAAACAATACAAAGACGAATATTTGAAGTTTGAGGAAATCAAGCACAATGACGAGCGCCTGCTTAAAATGAGCTGGCAAGATGTGTGTTTTGTAATGGAAGAATCATGAACAAAGAAGCAATCAACAAGCAAATCGAAACCTTGATGACTCAGGGTAAACAACTAGAAGTTCAACTGCACATGATCAACGGTGCGCTGCAAGACTGTAATCATTGGTTGGCTGAACTGGAAAAACAAGATGCCCCTCAAGAAATCATCGAGTCCTAAAGCGTTTAAAGAGAATATCAAAGCGGAAGTTAAGGCGGGCAAACCCGTCAAACAAGCCGTTGCGATAGCCTATTCTCAAAAACGAGAAGCCGAAAAAGCTAAAAAGAAATGACTGAGCCAGTTCGTCCCATTGGTCGCCCAAGCACATTTAAAGAGGAATACTCTGATCAACTGATTGAGTATTTCGATAAAGTGCCGTTTGAGCGTATTCCATTGAAAGACAAGAATGGGGACGAAAAAGGCTTTGAGTTAGTGCCTACTATGTTTCCAACTCTTGCCCGTTTTTCTACAATGGTAGGGGTAACTAGAGAAACCTTACATGATTGGGCTACATCCAAAAATGCAGAAGGTGAACTAAAGCATCCAGAATTTTCTTACGCCTATAAAAGAGCCAAGGAATTTCAAGAGGCAATTCTTGTTGAAGGCACGATGGCTGGCGCTTTTCAGGCTAATTTCAGCATCTTTACAGCAAAGAATGTGCTTGGTTGGCGTGATAAGAGCGAACAAGAGATCACAGGCGCAGATGGCGCACCGCTGCTCTCAGGCATTCAAGTGTCATTTGTGAAGCCAAGTGAGTGAAGTCGCCCAATCCATTGCAAAAGCGGAATTTCCGTTAAAGCTGCAATGCTTGTTCAAGCCCTCACGTTATAAAGTTCTTTACGGTGGACGGGGCGGGGCTAAGTCATGGGGGGTTGCTAGAGCGTTACTTATTAAAGGCGCTCAATCCCCGTTAAGGGTGCTTTGCGCCCGTGAATTCCAAACATCTATCAAAGATTCAGTCCACAAGCTATTGTGTGACCAGATTGAGGCTCTAGGATTATTGGGGTTCTATGAAATCACCCAGGCTTCAATCAGGGCAAAAAATGGCACAGAGTTTAGCTTTGTCGGCCTGAAAAACAATGTGGCCAACGTCAAGTCTTACGAAGGCGTTGATGTGTGTTGGGTTGAGGAAGCGCAGACCACAAGCCGTATGTCGTGGAACGTGCTAATTCCTACCATTCGCAAGGAAAACTCAGAGATTTGGATAACCTTTAACCCTGAGTTGGAAACTGACGAGACTTACCAAAGATTTGTGCTTAACCCGCCTGAGAACTGCATTGTTCAAAAGGTCAATTGGTCAGATAACCCGTGGTTTCCCGAAACGCTCAAACTTGAGAAGGATGCTCTCAAACACCGTGATCCACAGGCTTATAACGTGGTTTGGGAAGGTTTGTGCAGACAGACGGTAGATGGGGCTATCTTTGCCAAAGAAATGCAAATGGCAGAGCTAGACGGGCGCATAACAAAGGTCAACTATGACCCGACTAAGCCAGTTCACGCCATCTTTGACCTTGGATGGTCTGATGCTACGGCTATTTGGTTCTTACAGTTTATAGGCATGGAAACCCGCCTGATTCGCTACATTGAAAGCAATCAGCAGACCATGAGCGACTACCTGGCTAAGATGCAGACCTTTGGGTATATGTACGACACGCTATGGCTTCCCCATGATGCAGAGAACAAAACCTTGGCAGCCAACGGCAGAAGCATTGAGGAAATCGTGAGAGCCGCTGGGTACAAGACCAAGATAATCCCTAAAACGCCTATTCTTGATTCAATCAATGCGGCTAGAACAATCTTCATCAATTGTTGGTTTGACAGGGAGAACTGTCACGAAGGCTTGCAATGTCTGAGGCATTACCGTTACGATGTAGACCCAGAGACTAAGCAATTCAGCAGAATGCCCTTGCACGACAATTACTCGCATGGCGCTGATGCGTTTAGATACATAGGTTTGATGGTCAATGAGCCGAGACAGGCTAGAAGGCCAAAGCTGAACTTAAATTATGGTGGTCAACATTCTTGGATGAGTTAAAATGACTCCAAATCACTTAGGGCAACATCATGGCTGATGATTACGACTCACGAATTCAAGAAGCAATAGAGTTTCTCAAGTTTGCTAA